TCATTTGACCACCATACTCATTAACACCATCCCAACGCTCATTTGTCCAGGCAGATGACATATCACCACCATCAATAAGTTCTGCTACTTTCTCCTTTGTATTGTAGTGCGTCTTAAGAATCCTACCCAACCACTGAGGATAACCATCCCAATGATGATAAACAGAAAGAATAGAGTCATCTGAAAGTTGAATACCAATTCTTGAACGTGTTGCCATGAATGAGTGTGTTTCTTTGACTTTTATAGTATGGCAGGTTATGGAGTGGAAATCAAGTGGGGTTGTGCCACTTCCTCAACTGGTTGTTCAGTTGTCATTAGATTAGCACTGCACATTGTGAGAGATCCAATGATAATGAAAAAGAGATATTTAATTGGATAAGCAATGATTTTCATGAAAAACGTCCTTGGGTCATGTTAGCATGACTGAAAACAGTTCTATCAACCAGTTTCATCATTCCATAGTCATTACTAATAACAAACCCTTCACCTTTGCAACGCAAACCAGATGGCAAAAGAGTATCTGGAGCAGCATAGATGATAAGACTATCCATAAGATCTTCTTTCATTTCAATCACCATCTGATACAGATTCACCAGATAGATGCAACCAAGCACATCAAGAAGTGCCATGTCAGTGAGATCAATACCATCACGAATCATGGCATTGATTTCAATCTTTGCAGCAGATGCTTCTTTAGGTGTCATGAACTGCACCTTGTCTGTGTCTACATCACACATGTCAAATTCTGGTGCAATTCTATCAACAATAGGTTGCACCCATTTGATGATAGCAGTATCAGAAAATGTTTCTTTCAGAGGATGTGCCTCTGCCTCCCACATTTCACCTTTGATTGTATATTCAGTGTGAGGAGCAATGATAATTTTCTGCATCACTTTCTCCTTGAACACATACGTCAAGGTGTTAGGTTTGACAGACTGTTGACGTCCAAACCCCATCCAATCACCCTGATAAACTTTATCAGTTCTAGGGAGATATTTGAAACAATATGTAAGAATCTCAAACACATTCATTTGATGACCAAAGTGCTCAAAGATGTCATCAATGCTGTAGCATAGTTTGATTTTCTTTTTGTTAAATGCACTTTTGGTGCAAACAAAAAACTTACCATTGTTTGGATTAGTGCCCCACACAATAGCAGGAGCACCATCAATTTTCATGCTAATGTGAGAATCAGTGGCATACATTGCCCTGATAGCGTCAAGATCCCCAGTGAGAATGAGATCTTCAGGATGTTCCAGATGAGTGTTTTTCATGATTACAGTATTGCATAAAAAAAGGGGAGAGTCAACCCCCCTTGTGCCACTTAGCGATCTGTCACAGCATAAAATGCTTTATCAGTGATAGCATTTAAGACAAGTGAAATGTCTTTAATCAAAAGATTCATCTCATATTGATGAATCCCACAACGTGCCTTGAAATCTTCAAACAAGAGATCAAATGTGGCAGAATAGTCTTCACGTTCCATGATGATCTGGGGACGCTCAGTGATGTTCATACAGTGCTGATTGACTACCCTTAAAATATAGGGCATCAGGTGCCACATGTCAAGGGGTAGTGGACACTTAATCAACTGGTACATCGCCCCAGTTCTCCATCCACTCATCTAAAGTATAACCTTCACCAGTGCTAGTTTCTTCTACTAACTCTTCTAAAGTCATTTCTATCAAGTCCTCACGATATTCTTCAGGAGTTTGATCATCAGGATCAGGATCATCATGGCAGAGATATATCCACTCTGCCACAAGTGCATCAATAAGTTGTGCTTTGGTATAATTCATCGTCTGACCACACTATCAAGCATTTCACCCTTTTCAAAGACAGTATCAACAACATTCTGCAAACTGCGTTGAGTTGATACACCAACATTAGAATAAACAGGCACACAAAGCATACCATAAGTCTTAGATTTCTGTCCAATGCGAATCACACGTCCAATGGTTTGAGTCATCTCAATGGCATCCATGTTTCTCATGAAAACAACACCTTCCAACTCACTTACATTGATACCCTCAGACAGAATTGACCTATGCAGAACAACAAACTTTTTGTCAGGATCTTTGCCCCACTTGTTCAGTGTGTCAAAGAATTTGTCCCTATTGACTTTCTTTCCATCAATAACTGCACCAGTCTTGGCAGTAATATAGAGATAAGAATATCCCCTCTCAGAGAGTTGATATGCGAAATCTGTCTGGAAAAGTGTAGTCAACTGCTTTGCAGTCTTAACACAAACAAGGATCTTTTTTAGACCCATGTCATCAATAGAGGTCAACACATTCTGACAATCAATGAGAGGAGTACATGCTTTTACAGGATGTTTGTCCATATCAATGATCTTCACTTTAGGTGGCAGGATGTAACCACCCTCCACCAGTTCAGGTGCAGAAACCCTGGCAATCACCTCACCATAAGTCTCAACCCAGTTCA